AGAACACCAGAAGAACATAAAACAAGACATAACGAATTCTTGAATATTGCTAGTAATAAAAACACAACACTTGCGCAACTTGGTAAAATGGCTGCACACTCATATAAAGTGTATCATGATATTGACAAGCTTGCTAAAGAAGAAGTTGAGATAGAAGAAAAGCTTGATATAAAGAAAGCTTCGATGGGCACCGTAGTCAAGGATTTTAAAACAGCTAATGCTCCTCAGTTTAAAGGCAAGTCAGAATCTAAGCGTCGTGTAATGGCAATTGCTGCAAAACTTTCAGCAGAACGCGGTGGCAAACCACTTAATAAAGAAGAGCGTCTGCTTACTAAGCTTGCTGATATTTCAGAAACACATCAGAGAACAATGGTATCGATCTTTGAAAAGCTTAATGAAGACAACAAGTCAAAGTTTCTAAATGCATGTAACACACCAGAAGGTGTTGAAAATATGCTTGACTTTGCTATCAATAATAGAGGTGAATAATGGCTGTAACTATTACATCAAATAAGAAAAATACTTCTGCCACGATTCATGTTTCGGTTGCTAATAGCGGCAATATTATTGTTTCCGGCAATAGTACTACTACAAATGTTGGTGCCACTGCAACCTGTCTTGCTATTGGCGACGAAGTTCTTTCTGGTGCTTACATCACACAGATGTTTTGGGGGTGTGATGGCAATGGTCATATTCAAATTTTAAGAGGCGCGACTATTGTTGGTGTGTATGACTCAACTGGATACTATGACTATGCAGGTAATGGCATGCCACTAAATGTTAGTCCTACGGCAAATTTAGTAATTAATTTTGTTGGTTCGGCAAACTCATATTGTTTACTAGAAATACAGAAGCAAGGCACATTTATTTCAGAATATAACCTTAGGTAAGAAAAATGAAACTAATTACTGAACTTACTGAAGATGTAACTGTTGTTACCGAAGCCCGTGAAGATGGGAAGAAGAACATGTACATCGAGGGTATTTTTCTCCAGGGTGGGATCAAGAACCGCAATGGTCGTATGTACCCAGTAGAAACTCTTGCCAAAGAAGTAGAACGCTACAACGAATCATATGTTAAGTCTGGTCGCGCTCTTGGTGAACTAGGCCATCCAGATGGTCCTCAGATTAATCTGGATCGTGTGTCTCACGTAATTACAAGTCTTCGTCAAGAAGGTTTGAACTGGATTGGTAAAGCAAAGCTGACAGATACTCCTATGGGTAACACAGCCAAAGGCCTTATTGAATCAGGTGTTCGCCTTGGTGTTTCTTCTCGTGGTATGGGATCACTGCGTCTCAACAAAGAAGGCATTAACGAAGTACAAGATGATTTCCATCTAGCAACCGCCGCTGATATTGTTGCTGATCCTTCAGCTCCTGATGCATTTGTTAATGGCATTATGGAAGGTGTCGAATGGATCTGGGAAAACAGCATGTTGGTAGCTCATAAATCTAAGATGCAGATTGAAACTGCTGTTAAATCGCGTGAGCTCAATCAAGAACGTAAATTACAGATCTTTGAGAACTTTCTCAACCAGATTTCTAAATCTTAATGAAATATAAATAAATAAAATTCACAAGGAGTGTACAATGTTAGATAAGGATACAAACGAAATCGTTGAGAACGATATCGAAGAATCGGCAGGTTCGGATACGTTAAAGCCGGGTACTAGCACAGTTGAAAAGCTTGCTACTTTTACATCGCTTTTAGCACAACTTAAGGGCGAAGATCTTTCTCACTTCCTTAATGATGCGCTAGCACAGATCGGTAAAGAAGCCGCTCTGACACCGTCAGCAACCGCACCTGGTCAAACAGGTATGGGCCAGATGCCACGTGCAACTCTTGGTGCTGTCAAGGAAGATATTGCTGCTATGTTTAGCGGTGAAGATCTTACTGAAGAATTCAAAGAAGGTGCATCGACACTTTTCGAAGCTGCACTTACAGCTCGTATGAATCTTGAAACTGTTCGTCTTGAAGAAGAAGCTGCTGAGCAGATTGCTGAAGAAGTCGAAACCATCAAGGAAGAAATGACAACCAAGATCGATCAGTATCTTGACTACGTTGTTGAACAGTGGGTTGAAGAAAACAAGCTTGCTATCGAAACTTCGCTTCGTGCAGAAATTGCTGAGGACTTCATGGAAGGTCTACGTAATCTGTTTGCAGAATCATACATTAACGTTCCTGATGAAAAGATTGACGTTCTTGGTGAACTGCATGCACAGATCGAAGAGCTTACCGCTAAGCTTGACGAATCAATCAACACAACGCTTGATCTCCAAGCGGTAATCGATGAAGCAACAGAAGAAGCTACATTCGACGAAGTAAGCGAAGGTCTTGCAGCCACTCAGGTTGAAAAGCTTCGTACACTTGCTGAAGGCATTGAATTTAATGATGCCGAAACATATGCTAAGAAGTTAAACATTATCAAGGACAAATACTTTACCGAAGGTAAAAAAGTTGTCTCGACTGGTGTGATTTCTGAAGAAGCTGAAGAACTAACTGAACAGACTGCTCCGGTTCCTGCTCACATGGCTCATTATGCTGCTGCAATTTCAAGAACTGTAAAATAATAAATAGAATACCAAAACCAAAGATACCAAAAAGGTAAGGGGAAATACAATGTTAGCTGAGGAAGTCCAAAATAAGTGGAAGCCTGTTCTTGAGCATGCCGATCTACCAACGATCGAGTCTGCCCATAGACGCGCTGTCACAGCACAAATTCTAGAAAACACAGAAAACGCTCTGCGCGAAGACATGCAGAATGGCGTTTCGCAGCAACTTCTTGGCGAAGCGCCAGTGAACGTTGCTGGTGGCGTTTCAAACTTTGATCCAGTGCTTATCTCACTGGTTCGTCGTTCGATGCCAAATCTGATCGCATACGATGTCTGCGGCGTTCAGCCAATGACAGGTCCAACCGGACTTATCTTCGCAATGCGTTCGAAGTATGCTAACTCAACCGCTCTGGGTGATGAAGCATTCTATAACGAAGCAAACACAGGTCATACTTCGCGTCTCGGCGCTGGTGTTGACTTTGCTAATACAGGTGCAGCTTCTGCAACTGCTGTTGGTGCAAACACTGTATCGGCCAACGGTTCAACACTCGGTTCGTCAAACAACGCCGGCAACTCAACGTATAACTATACAATGGGTCTTTTGCTTGGAACTGGTGAATTGCTTGGTTCGAACAGCACTTACATCTTCCCAGAAATGGGCTTCAGCATCGAAAAGGTTACCGTATCTGCAAAGACACGTGCCCTTAAAGCTGAATACTCGCTTGAACTCGCACAAGATCTGAAAGCAATTCACGGTCTTGACGCTGAAACAGAACTCAGCAACATCCTTTCGGGTGAAATCCTTGCTGAAATCAACCGTGAAGTTGTTCGTTCGATCATCATCACTGCTGAAAAAGGTGCAACCGATGGTACCACAACTGCTGGTATCTTCGATCTTGACACTGACTCAAACGGTCGTTGGTCGGTTGAAAAGTTCAAGGGTCTTTTGTTCCAGATTGAACGCGAATGCAATCAGATTGCTAAGCAGACACGTCGTGGTAAAGGTAACATCATCATCTGTTCGTCGGACGTTGCGTCTGCTCTTCAGATGGCCGGTGTTCTTGACTACGCCCCTGCTCTTAACAGCAATAACCTGAACATTGACGACACAGGCAACACGTTTGCTGGTGTTCTTAACGGTCGTATCAAAGTGTATATCGATCCATATGCAGGCACCAACTTCTTGGTTGTTGGCTACAAGGGTTCGAATGCATTCGACGCTGGTTTGTTCTACTGCCCATATGTTCCATTGCAAATGGTTCGTGCGGTTGATCCAAACAGCTTCCAGCCTAAGATTGGCTTTAAGACACGTTACGGTATGGCACCGAATCCATTCGCCAAGGGTACTACAGCTGCTTCTGCAACTGCAGTTCTTGAGCAGGATTCGAACAAGTACTATCGTCGCGTTCTTGTTAACAACCTTATGTAATAATAAGAGTTGGGTAACCAACCAAAAAACTACGGAGGGGGATCGAAAGGTCCTCCTCCTTTTTTTATGTACAATATAAATAGAACAGTGTATAATGATAATATCAGCTTAAAGGTAATATATAGTGGCCAAGTCAACCAATCCAAACTTCTTATCACCACTTAGTTTTAGGTTCTTGCTGACAAGATCCCCTAATGTTGTTTTTAATATACAAACAGTTGGACTTCCTGGCATGTCATTATCAACAACAGACACTGCTACACCGTTTGTAACCATACCAAACGCAGGAAAGATTACATATTCACCTTTAACGATTACGTTTAGGGTCAATGAGGATCTGTCTGATTATTTAGAAATTAATAGCTGGATGGAAGGTCTCGGTGCACCATCAGCTTTTACACAATATGCTGATCTAAAAGATAGCACAGAAGGAATTTATTCTGATGCTACGTTAGTAATTAATAATAGTAGAAAACGCGGCAATATATCAGCAACTTTTTATGACATATTTCCTATTGATATTTCGGATCTTGAATTTAATACAACGGATACCGATGTCAATTACATTGAATGTACGGTAGAATTTCGTTATTTACGACGCGAAATAGGTGTACTTAATTCGTAAACCGTGATATAAAGGTTATTATGAAGATAGAAGATATATTTGCACTGTGGGAACAAGATTCCCACCTAGACCGTTCAGAACTTGGTAACGAGGCACTGAATATCCCGAAACTCCATCACAAATACTTTAAGATATTTACAAATGAACGATTAGTTCTTCGTAAGTACGAAGCTGAATTTAAGCAACTAAAGCTTGCAAAACACGAGTTTTTTACTATGGGACCAACGACTGAGACTCATGAGAAAGGTTGGAAGCTTCCACCTCAGGGTAAAATCATTCGTTCAGACGTGAATAACTATATAGAGGCAGATCAAGAGGTAGTCGATAAATCATTGCGTATCGGCATCCAGCAAGAAAAGATTGAGCTTCTAGAATCAATCATCAAATCCTTGACCGGCCGTGGCTTTAATATCAAGGCTGCTATTGAATGGGAGAAGTTTAAAGTTGGTATTTAATGAGTGATGTCCACCTAAAATACATCAATAGCGTACACATTAAAGTATGTGCAGATTCGTCAACCATCATGGAGTTGTCGGATCAATTAACATTTTATGCAGATAACTATAAATGGCATCCTAAGTATAAGGCCAGGATGTGGGACGGCAAAATCAGGTTAGTGAATAACTTATCTGGCACTGTTTATGCTGGTATGGCACAAAGAATTAAAAAGTTCTGCGACGCACGTGGATATACTCTGACGTTTGATGATGAATTGATCTATGCCAATGTATCTGAACATGAGCTTACTGAGTTTATTAAGACTCTCAATATTCCTGAGAAGTATGTGATTCGTGACTATCAGTTTAAGTCCATTCTAAAATGCATTCGCTCTGGACGTAGAACGCTAGTAAGTCCTACATCATCGGGCAAGTCTCTGATGATTTATATTATTATGAGATGGTATCAACAACATAAAGGTTTAATCATCGTACCTACGATAGGCCTTGTCGGACAAATGGAAAGTGATTTTAGAGATTATGGATACTTGGGTGATATACACGTCAGCACTAGTGGCCTCAGTAAGTCTAATGATATCCCTGCTGAATTTGTTATTACTACTTGGCAGTCGCTCAACAATGGCAAAAACAAAATGCCAAAGCAATGGTATACCCAATTCGGGTGCGTGTTTGGAGATGAAGCTCATGGATGCAAAGCAACGAGCCTCGTACAAATCTTATCTAGTCTCGAAACCTGTAAATACCGTTTCGGATGTACAGGAACGCTGGACGGCCATGCTCTCAATGAAGCCACGATCGAAGGGCTTTTTGGGCCGCAGTACAGATCAACAACCACCGTCCAATTGATGGAAGATGGATATGTTGCCAAACTTAAGATTAAGTGTATTGTATTAAAGTATCCGGATGAAGTCAAGAAACAGTTCCATACAACTGTCAACAAGAAAAAGAAAACCTACCAAGAAGAGATTGACTACCTGGTAAACAATGAAAAGCGCAATAAGTTTCTCAAGAATCTGACTCTGTCACTTAAGGGAAACAAACTGTTATTCTTTAGGATTATTGATCATGGAAAACTATTACATACTGCCATTAGTTCAAGCCATGACCATAATGTTTTTTATATTGATGGTAGTGTATCAGGCGTGGACCGGGAAAGTATCCGTCGCGCTATTGAAGATGAAGAGAATGCTGTCCTCATTGCGTCGTTAGGTACAACATCAACTGGTGTGAGTATAAACAAACTACACCATATGATTGCTGCATCTCCATCTAAATCTAAAATTAAAGTACTTCAGTCTATTGGTCGTATGTTACGTATGCACCAGGAAAAAGAAGAAGCTACATTATATGATATTGTTGATGATCTATCATATAAGTCTCAAACCAACTTTACTCTGAATCACTTCTTAGAACGTTGTAAGATCTATGATGCAGAAAAGTTTGAATACGAAATCTACAATGTGAGGTTATAATGGTTAGAATTTATACATTAGTTAACGGTGAACAAATCATTGGTAAACAGTGTGATAGCACCCGTGGTTATGCAAAAAATAACGAAATTACAGAACATTTGCCAAACAATTCAATTAAGATCGAAGATCCATTTTATATTATGGAGTCAGAAGATCAATACGGAAATAGTGGCATGAAGCTAATAAATGTATGTACATTTTCTACAGAACAGTGTATCATAGTAAATGATACGCACATTATTTTCTCTATTGGTGCTAATGAAAAAATGACTGAGTATTATGAAAAACTAGTAGCTGCTTATAATAATAAAGATACTTCTACGATGATAGAAGATTCCATTAAAGATATGGAAAGCATGGAAGATAAAATGCGTGAGATCATCTCAAAAAGATTCGTAGGCGGATCAAAGATCAATTAAGGATATACCATGAAAGAACCACTATCAACTCCAACTCCAGTCAAAAAGAAAAAAGCAAACAACTATATTGACAATAAGAAGTTTTACACCGAGATGGTGGTTTATCGTAGGCTCTATGAAGAGACACTTATAGCCGGTGAGCCACGTCCACTTGTGTCTAGATACATCGGCGAGTGTATTATGTTGATTGCTACACGCCTAGCGACTAGACCTAACTTTGTCGGTTACTCATATAAAGA